ATCTAATGTAGTTTTATCAATTGATGGGGCTGATGGAGGAGCGGTTGTAACAACTAAATTATCGCCAAAACTAGGCTCTGATATTATACTAGGTAATGCAATGCTAGTCCAGTCTACAACCTTAGTTAGCGTTTTTACTCCGAATTCTTTTGAAACTGCTGAATATATAACAGCATTTCTTAGTTCACTATCGTCATCAAGTTGTGAATAATCTACATATAAAATTTGAGCGGTATAACCACCTACACTCGTAGGCGCGGGATATACGCTATATTCATTTGCTCCATCCTCAGTATATTTAGGATGTTTATTTGTTGGGTAATATAAACTAGTAGTGTCACCAGACTCTACCATGCCTCTATATTTTTGTTCTATTTTTGCGCAGTGATGCCCTCCCCTTGTTACCGCTAGTATACTATCGGTCTTAGGGACTGTTACAGGATTAGATGAATCAGCAGTTGTCTTTTGTGCATAAGCCCACATATAATTTTTAGGTATACTTGAGCAAACAAATCTTTGAGCAGATTCTATGAATTCTGTATCGGCAGTCGTTGTTCCTACTAGACTCTCAATTTCACCTGAGATGGCAGTTAGTCCCATATCATTCCCTCGCTAAAAATGTAGGGAGTGTGGAAGTCAGTGACTCCCTACATTCTTTAGTTGTTATTTCCAGATAGCGTGTGCTTCAGGCATTTGAAATTCCATACCTGCTTCAGTAAGAATCATATCGACTCTCTTATCCGTACCAGTGTTCTCTAAACTTTGAACACCAACATAGATTGAAGTATCACGACTCACGCCATTACCGACCAATGGACGATATTTAACGTGCTTCATGTTTACACCAAGCATCTTGACATTAGTACCATCAAGCATAATGTGACGAGCAATATTCATGTCGCCATATAATGTTGAGATACGAGAGATATCAACGCCAAAGGACTTAGACTTTCCTGACATAGCAAAGTCTGCACTTCCCATGGAACCGCCAACTGAACCAGCTGCGCCACCTGCGCCTGCTGCCGTACCATCATATCCACCGGGTTGTACGTTTGCAATATTGTTGGAAAAGTAACCGCTCAACTTATGCAACCAATTGTATACTTCTGTTGAACAGAAGAACACAGTCGCTTGTGAATCATTATAGCGAGGGTCTACCAACTTAGAAAGGTCATCAAGAAAATCATCTTGAGTCTTTGTTGCGATTGGCAATTGGAATACGTTTCCATTATTCTGAATGTAGTCAACTGCACCTTGAGTGTAGTTGTAGCTACCAGAAGTAAGCTGAGAACCAAAGAGAAGTGATTGCTCAATCTCCCATTTGTGTTCAATCAACTTATCACGCCAGATTCTAGCCCACTCGTTAGCTTCGTACTTCAAAATAGTAGCACGGGCTGTGTTTGTCATACCGAATTCAGTACGCCAAATCTGAGTTTGCCCATAACCTGTGGAGAATGGTTGGTCGTTCCATGTTTTGTTTATTAATGTAGAACCTTCTTCATATGCGTTACCAACGACATAACTACGACACTTTTCTAGAGTATCGGAAATAGATTCATTATATACATCTCGTACTGGGGTGTTGGTTGCAAAGTTAGCCAAAGCAGGAGCGGAAGAAATACAATTCTTCACTATCGCTACTTTAATACGAACACATTCAGCAAACCTAGCCTCAACATATTCTGTTACGTCAGGTTTACTTGCATGAAAATCGCCTACTGCGAAATCAGCCCCGTCAGTACCTAAAGTAGCTCCATCATCAGCGAGGATTTGTAACCAGCCTTTAACGGGAACATAGGTATCATCAAGTTGATACAACATATAGTCATCAACATCAACCGCTAAAGCACCAGCTGAACCAGTTACTCCACCATCTGTGGTACCAGACATAGGTACTTTGAGTACTTGTTTTGGTAAGAAAAACTCAGGGGCAGTCCCTGCGCTTCCTACTGCGATTGCGCCACTCGATTGACCTTGCACATTCTGAATATTGCCAGCAGATTTGTAATCGCCTGCCATAAACAGGTATACATCGCCTGCGACCATTGTTGCATCAGCCGCATCGTTACCAGTTGCCGCTACTGATGCGTGTTTTCCTACTACATATGAGTAGCGTTTATGGAAAGATGGTCGTCTTTCCGTGAATTTGAAACTTGGGTCATCCGTTGAATTCTTACCTACCTTCGATAAAAACCGAAAGAAAGGGGTTTGGGATATTGCAAGTTCACTTACTCTGTCGCCAAAGTTATACTTCCTGCGAAGTACACCAGTGTTGAGAGTGGAACCTGAACTACCCGGGGAATCTACGTCTGCCAAATTCCAATTACTTAATTGTAATGGTGTACTTGCCATGTTAATCTCCTTTATGAGTATTTATTATTGTCCAAATAGGTTATCTAAACCTTCATTCAACATGGAATTAAAGATAGCATCTTCAACTTTAACTTCTTCAGTAGAAGCTGCGCCTCGTCCTGCTAATGATATAGGCTTTTGCCTCACATTCTGCATTTGAGTTGCTACTTCCTTTCTAGTTTCTGACGCTATATTAGTGTCCCGACTTTCACGATTCATTAAATAGTAAATATCGTCATAATTCAATGGTCTACTCGTTGCGAATTGCATAAAGTTTTCAAACTGCTCATCATTCATATCGTGGCGACTTTTAAACTCTGCCGCCTGTTGTTGAATAGCTTGTTCTTGCTTTTCTTTACCGAGTTTCCCACTAACTATTTGAGAAACCTTCTGGTTAACTACTGAATCAAAAACTTTTGCAGAATCACTCTTTGGGTCGCTAAAAGCGTCATCGGGGTCAAATACAAAATCTTCATCTAAAGATAATCTTTCTTTGATTCCTTGTTGTCCACTACCCTGAATATAATCTCTAACTGTAGTAATCAATTTAGGGTCTTCCCTCATCTTATCTAAGAGAGGAGCATATTGCTCTAATTCCTTCAAGCGAGTGTTAAGTCGTTTTGCTTCTCTCGAAGAATCGGAATATCTCTTTTCAAGTTGTTTGAGGTTTTCGCCACTGCTTGTGGCTTCGGCAACAGGGTTCGCTACTTGCGAGGTTGTCTGTTGTTGGGGTTGCCCTTCATCGACTATAAGTCCGTTTGCCGCTTGGTCTAAAGCACCAAAAAAAGCACCCGGGTCGTCTAATCCCGCTGGGCTACCTGTTACGGCTTCTAGGACATCAGGGCTGCTGTCTTGCAGGTTGTCTGTTTGTTCCATGTGATATTACTCCTATCTGTTAATTTGATGCAAGTATTATTTTACCTTCATCGCTTGGTCTTTATCCGCCATTCGTTGACGCATAAGTTTTTGTTGTGCTTTTGATTTTACTAGTTCATCTTTCATCTGCGTCTCTACTTCGTTTGTCGCACCTTTAATATCTGCTTGCACAAGTTGGCGTTTCAAAGTTTCATTCTCACCCATCTTATCTTTCAATTGAGTTTCAAGACCATCAACTTGTGATTTTAATTGAGAATATATTGATTTACGTTTAAGGATTTGTTCTTTACCCCTAACGTCAGTTTCACCCAACATTGCGATGTCATCAATAAGACCAGATTGATACCATCTAAAATATTCTTCTAATAATGCCCACCTATTCACAGGCATTGAAGAGCCTGCTACTATTCTGACATCAAATCTCGCAGAAGAATAATCATTATATTTTTCTATTGATTTACCTAAGTCATTATAAATCGGTACATTAATCTCAACTTGTCTATCTTCCTGTATTCCACTAGGCTGAACTATCCTAAATACCTTATGCGCTTGATACGTCTGCTGTGCCATTTGCATAAATACTTTCCCCAACTGCTCCAATGCAGGTTCAACAATGGTTTGCATCCACGCTTTTATTCTTCTAGTTCCATGCTCGTCTTGAGCAAGTAAGCCACGGTAAGTCTCATGCTGCGCACCAGTGTCCCCCTGCATTGAAGAGTAAATACCTGATATATATTCCATATCTGATTTACCCTGTTGCACGGTAGTAAAAAAAGCATTGTTAATTTGCTGAGGTTGTATAGCAGTAGGAGGTGTAAATCCTTGCCTATACTTGAGTAATGCACCGGGAGCAGATGAATACGCTTCCCATTCCGCTTCAGGCACAGAACCTTCTTCATAAACCCATCTTAGATTGGAAGCTAAATTCGCATTATGAATCATTAATTGATGAGATTTATTTATTTCTTGTTGTTTACCTATGAGCGGTAAAACTGCTGACATAGGATATGGAGTCCCTGTCCACATATAAGGTATAGGAACAAGTGGATAATCATTTATTGGCAAGTAAGTTTCATACATCATTGTAGAACTTCCCAAAGTAACACACATTTTCACCCTAGTATCATAAAATTTAACAGCCTCTACAACACTAGCTGAGAGCATTTTATCAGCTTGAACTATATCATACTCTTCCTGTGACATTACTTGTTGCTCAATAGAACTTGCACTTTCTTGAATTTCATTCATTAATGAAACCTCAAATGCTTCTAACTCAGCTTCCATTTCTTTCCGAGCTTTTTTCATTTCTATTTCAGCTCTTTCATATATCACTTCACCTTGAGCAACTAATTCTTGTAATTCTAAGGCTTTCTCTTTAAAAAGAACTTCCATTTCTTCTTTCTTTGCTTGTATTTGTGCGTCCGCCTGTGCTTTCATTTCCTTTAAATTGCCTGCGCTTTCAGGAATTTGTAAGAATACATTATACAACGGATACCTCTCTTTAGAATAAGCTTCATAATAATCTAAGACACCATCGTCCTCAGATGTCTCAGGGTCATAA